AATATAAATAAATTTAATGTATTAACTACTGAAGAAAAAATTAATTTAATTTCAAATGCAGATAAAGTTATTAAAGAAAGAAAATTTGATTATCTTCTTTCTGATTTAAAATCAATAGAAGATAAAAATTCATTAGATATTATTAATGATTTTAATTCTTTAAAAGAAGGAACATTTAATGGTGATATAAATAAAATAAATTTATTTAGATCATTAAGTGATGGTGATAAAAAAGAATTAATAGATTTAGCAGAAACACAAAGAAGAGAATCTAATGCTGAAATTAATAATATTAATACCGCAATAAGAAATGAGCTTGAACAAAATTCAATACAAAATTCTGTTAGAGCTTATGATAGTTATAAAACAAAAGGCATAATAGATAAAGCTATTGTTAATCAAGTTTTTGGAGATTTTACAGATGATCTTAACACATCTATAAAACAACAATTTATAGATCTTTCAACAAAACAAGGAAACAATGAATTAAAAAAAATAAGTAATTATTATAAAAATGATGAAATAACTTTTAAAATTTTAGAAGGTAAAATAAAAGATATTGGTACACCATTTGTTTTACAAGGTGAAAATAAACCTTTAAGTATTTTACAAAGAGCTGGTGATGGTTTAGATCCAGATGTTGATTTAAGATTTTATATTGATTATCTTTTACCAAATATAAAAGACTCAACATTTGTAGAAGATAATAAAAAGTTTTTTAACTTTATAAAAAAATATCAACCTCAAATAGAAGGTCCAGCATATTCTAAATATATAGATAAAAATTTAGATAATCGTTTAAATATATTTAAAAATGATATGTTTAAAAAATTTATTGAAAGAAGAAGATTAGGAGATTCAACTGAAGATTTATTAAATAAAAATAGTAAAAAATTTATTGCTAATAATATTTCCAACTATTTACCTACTCAATCTGAAATAGAAAAAGGAATGTTAAAAAATTTTGATGAACAAAATGAAAAAAAATATCCATCAAAACTTCCTAACGAAACTAAAGATGAATACTTAAAACGAGTAGGCTTATTATAATGAGTGGATCTGAACAGATAAAAGCATTACAAGATGCTGGATTTTCTGAAGATATAATACAAAAACATGTACAAGAAAGAACAGATGCTTTAATTCAAGGTGGATTTAATACAGAAGAAGTTAATAATTATTTTGGTTATAAAAAACCTAATACAGATAAAATAGAACAATACTGGAAAGATGGAATAAAAGATTATTTGTCTCCAGAAGATCTTCAATTATTTAATGATAATAATACAAACGATCTTCAAGCAGAAGAAATTAATAAAAAATTAACAGAAAAATTATGGGGAAAAGATTTTGATCTTGGACCACTTCTTAGAAAAAAATTAGGAGATTCGACAGTTAATACAATGTTAAATATTCATACTGGAAAAGGTATGGAGATGAATTTACCAGAACCAGAAGATATTGGTTTTGTTGAAAAGTTAATTGGTGAAGGTGTTGCAATGACAGCAGAACTTCCTGTGTATGCAGGTGGTTATGCTTATGGTTTATACAAAACAAAAAATCCTTATGCTGCATTATTTGTTTCTGGTTTAACTGGTGGAACAATAAGAGAAATGTATTCTGAAATGAGAGAAAATGGAGAGGTAAAAAGTTTTTCAGAGTTTTGGAATTTGTTTACATCAAAAGGAATAAGTGCTGGAATTAAAGAAGGTATATCTCTTTATGCTGGTGGTGTATCAACTAAATTTTTAGGACCATTAAAAAATAGTGTTCTTGCAAATACATTAGCTTTTAATACTACAATGAGTGCTGTTGGAACTATTTATGGAGATGAAATTCCAGATGCTGAAAATTTTTTAATTCAAAATATATTATCACTTCCTCTTGGTTATACTTTTGCCAAACAAAATATAAAAGATACAGTTAATAAAACTGGAAAAAGCCAATCTGAAATGTATGAAGATATGATTCAAGATAGAACTATAGCTGAAGATTACGCTAGTATTAATATTAAAAATCCTAGAGCATATAAAGATATTATTAAAAAAGAAGTAAAACCAGAAAAAGAAATTATTATTGATCCTAAAAAACCTATAGATAAAGATGCTTTAAAAATTGAAGAAACTATTGAAAGAAAACCGATAAAACAATCATTAGACTATAAGCAATTAAAAAATGATTTTCTTTATTATGGTATTGATACAGCTAATGTTTTTAAACAATTAACGGATAAAGCTAAAAAACTTAAATTTAATTTTGATAAAGTTGTTGATCCTTATGAAGGAATAATTATTGAACCTGGTTTAAAAGGTGTTGCTGAATATAATCTTTATACTGGTACATTAGACAGTTTTGTAAATACTTATAAAAAAATTGGACCATCCTTAAAAGAAAGAGTTGGAAAAACTAAAGATGGAAAAAATATGGATCAGTATTTAAACAGTATAGATCAAGCTCTTAAAGCTGCAAGATCTGTAGAGCTTAGTAAAAGAAATATTGAGTCTGGTGTTGATTTAACCGCTGCAAAAAATTTTATCAAAAAAAATCCAGAGTTAATGAAAAGACAAAAAGATATTGTTGAATATAATAAAATACAATTAAAAAATTTTAAAGATGAAGGTATGCTTACAGAAGATGCTTATCAAGCAATGATAGAAGCTAATAAAGATTATGTTACATTTTCAAGAGTTGTTGAAGAAGGTAGAGGATCAAAACAATATGGAGATGGAATAATAAATCCTTTAAGAAAAATTAAAGGAAGTAAATTAAAAACATATTCTCCTTTAGGAACTGTTGTTAATAATACATATTTATTAAGAGCTATGTCAGAAACAAATATGGCTCATAGAAAAGTTATAGATCTTATTTTAGAAATTCAAAAAAAAGAACCTGGTTCATTTCCAGAAGTATATGAAGTTCCAGCAAGAACAAAAGCAACAAGAGTACAAAGAAGTGAATTAGAAAAAGCAGGAATAATAGAAAAAGGTGCTAAACTTCCAGATGATGTAGCTGATGGATTTTCTGTTTTTAGAAAAGAACAAGGTGTATTAAAACCTACAGAAAGACAAATATATAGAAATGGTGTTAGAAAAGTTTATGAGGTAGGAGATAATTTTGCCAGAGGTTTTAAGGGTATAGAAAAAACTGTTTGGGATGATATAACAAAAGTTATAGGTGTACCAACAAGATTATTAAGAGCAGGTGCTACTCAATTAAATCCAGAATTTATGTATAATAACTTACCAAGAGATGCGTTTACTTCTTCTATTCTTTCTAAAACATGGCATCCACCTTTTTATGGATTATTAAATGGAATTGGAATGTATGTTAAGCCAATAAGAGGAAAGTTAGGCTATCAACCTATGTTTGAAAAATATACAATATCTGGAGCTTATAGAGACTTTATAGGTTATGCTGAAAGAAATTATTTTCAAGCTGGTTATAAAGAAATATTTACAGGATTAAAGCCTATCAATGTAATTACAAAACCTGTTGAAATGTTAAGAGTTGCAGCAGAGGCTTCTGAAACTATGGGTAGAATGGGAACTTTTAAATTAGCATATGAAAGATATATAAAAAAAGGATTATCAGAAAAAGAAGCTATAAGAAAAGCAGGATTTGATACTAAAATAAATCCAGTAAATTATGCTAGAGCAGGAGCTGCTGCAAGACAAGCTAATTTAATATCAGCTTTTTTTACTGCTAGAATAGGATCATTTACTTCTATTGTAGAAGCATTTAAACAAAGACCAATTCAAACAACAGCTAAATCTATCGGTTATATTAGTACAATAAGTTTGTATAATTGGATTCAAAATCACGATGATCCAGATTATGAAAGACTTCCGAAATGGAGAAAGGATTTATTTTGGAATTTTAAAATAACCAATTCATCGTTAACTGATTCTTTAGGATTTGATAAAGGTTATTTTTATTTTCCTGTTCCTAAACCATTTGAATTAGGATTATTATTTGGAACTGGTACTGAAAGATTTTTAGATTATTATTATGATAAAGATCCAGATGCAATTAATGATTTTTTAACTACTTTTACAAAAAGTGTAGCATCTAGTTTTATGTTAATTCCAGATATTGGCAAACCTTTTTTTGAAGCATGGAGTAATAAAAGTTTATTTACTGGACAACCTATTATTCCTAATTCAATAAAAAATTTACCATCAGAATATCAAGTAACAAATTATACTTCTGAAACATCTAAACTTATAGGAAGTTTAATTAGAAAAATTACTGGTGATGATTTTTCTTCAGTATCTAGTCCAGTTCAAATTGATAATGCTATTAGAAGTATAACAGGTCCAATGGGTAGAGTTTTTACTCAAGGTATTGATAAAATACTTTTAGAGTCTGGAATGATAGAAGATCCAATATTGCCAGAAAAAAGATTAACAGAGCAATTCTTTTTTAAAGTTTTTGCTGCAAGAGATCCAGATAGAAATGCTGAACCTATACAAAATTTTTATGATGAGTTTAATAAAATTAGAAAAAGAAAAGCTGCTGTAAAAAAATTTCAAGATGCTGGTCAATTAGATTTAGCTAGACAAGAAGAATTAAAATTACCACCAAATTATATAGATTTAGAAATAGCTTATAATGCTATTAGAATAAAAGAAGAAAGTATTAGAAAAATTTTTAATACTAAAGATGGTTATTCACCAGAAGAAAAAGCATTTTATATAAGAAAACTAACAGATCAAATGATAGATGAAGCTATTTATGGTTTAAAAAGATTTAAAGAAATTAGATAGACAACAAGGAAAGAATTTAATATAGAGAAACAATATGACAATATCATCTACTACAGTAAAGAACTCCTACGCAGGTAATGGTACTCTTGATACCTTCAACTATACATTCAAGATCTTTGCTGACACAGATTTACAGGTTATCATTAGGGATGCGACAGCTACTGAAACAGTAAAAACTTTAA